CGCTGGAGTAGTTGGTCTTGGAGAAGTCTTTCAGCAGGGCCTCGTAGGGTATGCCCGCCGATGCGCCCATGGCCCGCACCACGAAGTTGACGAAGCCCGTCCAGTTGGCACCGGGCCGGTCGCTGGAGAGCGGCTTCACGTCGTCGCCGGGGTTGCCGTAGAGCACCTGCCCGGGGGCGTAACTCTGATGGTAGACGCGCTCTTGCCCGCCCTGCCCGCCCTGCCCCTGCTGAAACTGCACGAGGTAGTCCTCGACACCTTGCGTGCCGTCAGCCACCTTGATGAACAGCGGAAAGCTCGCCGCCACGATCTGCCCGATAAGCTCGTATTCGAGGCTGTCGGCCAGATGCCTGAACAGCTTGAGCGCCGGGGAGAGGATAGGCTCGCCCCGGTACTGCTCCTCGCTGGTGCGGCGGAAGCAGTGGAACGCCCCCGGACGATGGAACAGCCTGTGCGGAATGCGCCTGAAGCTGTCGCTGCCAAGCGCCCCCCAGCCAAGCCGACCGCTCCAGAGGTCCGGCGCAGGTTCCGCCACCCACAGGGCGCAGGGCCTGCCAAGGCGGTCGAGTTCCACACCGTCACGCATATTGTGCATGGCGCGCTTGTCGGACGGGGTGCAGAGCCTCTCCGGATGCACGGGCTGCATGCGGAGGCCGAGAAAGCCCCCCTCCTTCGCCGCATCCACCATGACCGGGATGTGCAGCATCTCGCCGTGGACGAGCGCCGACCGTAGCCCCATGAACTGAAGGTCTGCGAAGTGCTGCCCTTCAAGCCCGGCAGACTCGCACCACAGTCTGAAGATGGACTCCATCCTGTCGCCGATGTCGCGTGCCTGCTCTTCGTCAAGGCCCAGCAAAGCCGCCGGAATGGTGGACTGCGGAAACAGGCCGTTGGCCCCCACCGCATTGAGCGTGATGGTGTCCACCAGGGAACGCCCGGCCCAGTCGTTGGCGACAAGGTCCTCACTCCGGGTGGATGCGGTGGTGCGCTCCTGCCCGCCCGCCACAAGGCTGGGTCGCCAAGGCCGATAGTTGGACAACGTGCCCCTGAAGGCCCCGGCGTCGCGCGAGACAGGCTGCACGACGCCGGGAACCAGCGGGGAGGAGGCACGACCGACAACGGCGTGACTGAAGGAGGCACGGATGCCCTGACAGGCAGAACGCCTGAACGGGCGGCGGGCATGTGGACGAAGGGCGGGCATCCGCTACCCCCGTCCGATGACGGGCCGCACGGTGAGCGGCCCGGGGCGACGCGGACGCCCCGACTGCGCGGCAAGCAGCAACTGCCGTTCGCGCTGCAGGTACGCCAGTTGTTCGCGAATTTCAGGCAGCGAATGATGGCGGACGCTTTGTCCGCTAATCATGTATTCGCGGCCCGAGGCGACCGCCAGCAAGGCTGCCTTCCAGTCCGCTATCAGCGCGTCGAGTTCTGCAAGGGTCCAGATGGTAGACATGCCGGCAACGTAGTACGCTGCCGGCGTAGTGTCGTGGAGCTCTTGGGGCTTATGGAGCTAGTGGAGAAAAAGTTGAGAAAACGCTACTTTTTTCTCATCACACGTCGGCGGTTCTGGCCCATTTCTGCAAACGGAAAGGGGGTCCACTATTACCGACTCCCCCTTTGTTGCTAAAGGGTGTCGGCATTACCGACACCCTTTCGGTGCTGGATGGTGTCGGCATTACCGACGCCATCGGCATAACGGACAGAGCCTATAGCACTCTCACATCTTCCACAGGCACGAGCCTCATGCCTCCCCCAACCCTGACCACCCCCACGAACCAGTGACCGGAAGCATCACGGAGAGGGCTTTCGGTCAGCACAAAGGTGACATCACGCAATGCAAGCCCCGCAAAGCGACGCCCGTTAGGAACCGACACCCGCATGCCTCGTGGCAGAGGAGGCGGCGAGTCGGGAGTAACCTCTTGCCCGGCCAACGCCGTTGCCAGCATTGTCGCGATCTCAGCTATGGAGTGATAGGCATGCACGCCGGAACGTCCGTCTGCCCATCGCCCATTGATACGAAGTCTGAAGCGCCCCGAAGGTTCTCCCCACTCGGACGCATCATAGAGTTCGACCTTCTGCCGCCTTGCCCCGCTTTTTAGGCAAAAGGACGAGTATGGCTTACGCCTTTCAGACATGATTTTGCCTCAATTCCCGTTCATCTTGCCGCCGCGCCAAATAGTTCAGGCAATCTTGCTCCAGCACACGAACGCCCCGAACAACACCATGCCTGTAAGACGGTATTTCTCCCGAGTTCACGAGGTTGTAGAAGTGACTCTGGCTGCACCCAAGCAGCGTGCATGCCTGCCTCCAGTTGAGCTTGCGGCCCAAATCGTTCCCGCTATTCATCGCGCACCTCCCCACCAGCTTGGGCGGACTCCCCCAGTGGGCGAGACCGGCACTTGTGGTGTCTCCTTCTTCTTCGGTTCCTGCTGCGGCTGCTTCCAGTTACGCACGCCAAGGGCGAAGGCCCCGGCAAGGGCGAGCACCTCGCAGTCCCAATAGTGGTTATCCCGCCCTGAAGGGCAGACCCACGCCTGCTTCTGTTCATCGTAGTATTCTGCAACCATCTCCCGCGCGTATTCCAGCGGCGTGTCGTGGTGCAGGTGAAAGGCACCGGGGTCTTCCGGCGCAATGGACAGCTTCGCCGCAAGGTCGTTCTTGAAGAACGTCGTATCCACCTTGAGCAGACGCAGACCGCCCGGAATGCGACGCTGCGTGCCCGGATAGTATTCCAAAGGCGAATAGGTCAGAGGCGCAGCCTGATGCTGCTTGCCCTGCGTGGGAAAGATGCGGCCCTTGTTGGCGGCGCAGAAGGCGTAGACCTCTTTCGTCCGGTGGCCCATGGAGTCTTGCAGGGCAAGGCGAACGCGGTATTCGTTCCCGTGCCCGTCGCGGTAGACACTGCCCCAGAGAATCTCGGCCAGTGCCGGAAAGGTCGGCGCGGTACCGCACTGGACGAGCCAGCTTTCATCCTCCTGCCCCCAGCCGAAGGCGCGAATGACATAGCGGAAGTAGCCCCGGTGCTCGTCGCTGCCTTGCGTGTCGATACCTGCCACCAGTGCGGCGATGCGCGGCGTACCATCGTCGCCAAGCGGCCCCGGTACTATGCCGCGCGGTCTGTCGTCGCACAGGGCAAGGATGCGGTCCTCGTCACGATCCACACGATGAAGGCGCCATGGCTCCGCCTTGAAGTTGTTGCAGAAGTCCTTCAGGTCCACCTGATTCTTCGAGGCGTTCCACCGCAGGAAAGACGCCGCCACCTTGGACAGCGACACGAAATACGAGAGCCATGCAGGCAGATGAAAGCCGATGTTCGCGGGCCGGTGCGTGTCGAGGTGGGCCTTCAGTTCAAGCCCTGTCGACCGTTCACGCCACAGGCCAAGGCGCACGGCCCGGTCGCGGTCGCCGTCATGCCATACGCTGCCGCAATGCTCGCAGACATACTCGGCAAGCTGGCGCGAAAGCACGTCCTCCGGGTCGCGGACGTCCTCCGGCCAGCGGATTCTATCGAAGGTCATCAGCTGTTCCATCGCGCAGTGTGGGCAACGCACATGATAATCGAACACGGCCTGCGCCTCGCGCGTCATGAATTTCCAAATGCCTTCAGCTTCGACGGTCGGGGTGGAGAGCTTCCAGATACGCGCCTTGTGCCGCCACGTGATGGTGCGCTTCTCGGCAAGGGCTTCGGGAGACGCCTCTTTCTTGCTTTCTTGGTATTTGTCCAACTCATCCAACACGAGGTAGCGGATGGGCTTGTTGCCCAGCCGTGCCGGGGAACCTGACCACGCAAGGAAGATCGGCATATGCTGCAGGTTGATGCGCAGGCTTGATTTGTCGTCCGCCGACCCCGTCAGGTACGTGGCGAGACGCGGGCTACCCTCTATCATGGGCTGGATGCGGTCCTTGGCATTCTCGCGGGCGGTGAGTTCGTCGGGGTAGACATACATGACCGGCCCCGGGGAGCGGTCGATGGCGTACCCGATGCAATTGTGAATGGCCTCGGTGATGCCCGACTGCGGGCACTTGCACACGCCGATCTTCCGCACCGCCTCGTGAAAGCTGGCATCCATGATGCCCACGCTGTAGGGTGTGATGGAGTTATGCCAGCGACCGGGGACTGAAGAGTATCCAACCACTCTATGTTGCTCGGCCCACTGGCTCACTGGCATGGGTGTACGCCGCCGCATGACGGCGCGCTCACCACGCGAGAACGAGAAGGACCATTTTCCTGCGCTCTTTTTCAAGCGCGCTAGGACGCGGACGCGCAGGTCTGGATGGAGGTTGGCCGGTAGGCGCATCGCTATACGCCTTACATCATCCTTCTTCGCAGGTGTCGGGCATAGGGTCGTCTGCATCGTCAAAACGCACCTCGTAGGTCATAGGCCGCGCATACTCGTTGAGTGCCGCATCCAGTTGGCGTTCAAAGAACGACAGAAGGTCGGGTGCCTTCTTCGGATTACCCTCGGCGGTGTGGATGAGGTCGAGCAGGCTCGTCTCAAACATGGTTCGCAGCCCCGTTGCCAGCACCCCGGCACGGGCCGCCAGTTCGACCTCCACGTCATCGCGCGGGATGTACTTGCCGGCGCGCACCTCGTTCTTGAACCGTTCGGCCTTGGCCTGCTCCTCAAGCTTCTCGGCCTCTGCCTTGGCCTTGCGCGAGGCGTATTCCTGCGCCTCTGCTGTTTCCTTCTCGGGCAGGGCATGGGTGGGCAGGCTGGCCGCGTAACGGTCCACGTCACGCTTGCGGTAGGTCCCATCCGGCTGTGCCTTCAGAAGCCCCCTGCCCTTGTCCTGATACAGCTTGCTCTGGCTGATCTTTCGCCCCTGCTCCTGCAGATGTGCCAGCACATCCTTGAGCGAGCCGAAGCTCTGCTTTGTGTGCATCACTTGCTCCAGCATCTTTGTGACCCGCTCAAGGAGCCGCAGGTGCTCCGCCGACGGATCATCATTCACCAGACGCTTGGCGGCCTCTTTGGCTTTGAGCAGCAAGGGCAGATCGGTCTCCGCACTCTTGTCCACGAGAGACAGCAAATCATGCTCATGCATGGGCCACCTCCCTTGCCAGCTGCACATCGGCAAATGACGCGCCGCCTTCCAGTACCGCTGTCTTGCCTGTGACTTCCTCCCAGCGCCGGACAATCACGTCCGCAAAACGGGGATCAAGCTCCATCGTATTGCAGCGCCTTCCCATGCGCTCGCAGGCGATGAGTGTCGTTCCGGAACCGCCGCAGGGGTCGAGCACCAGCCCGCCGCGAGGAGAGCTGTTGGCCACCATGCGTTCCACGAGTGCCACGGGCTTCATCGTGGGATGCAACTCGGAGCGTGCGGGCTTTGCCACCGCAAGAATCGAGGTGGAAACCTCCTCCACCGTCACATCCTGCCCCCGGATGAGCAGCACAGCGTCTCCCGTAGCCACCTGCCACACGCCCTCGCCAGCTGGCAGGACCGTCTGCCCGGCGAAGTGCTCCAGCAGCGTGGTGTGCTTGCGGTTGCCGTACCAGCGGTGCTTGCCCGTCGGCTTCCACCCGTAGAGGATGGGTTCGTGCTGCCAGTGGTAGTCGCCTCGCCCAAGTACGAGTTGATGCTTGCGCCAGATGAGGCACGACGCGAGCTTGTAGCCGGCGTGGGCAAAGGCCTTGCGAAACGCCGTACCGCCTCCGGCCTCGGAATGGGCCACATAGGCGGCAGCCCCATCGGCCAAGGCTTCAAAGGAACGCGACAGAAGACGCAGCAGGAAAGCATCGAAGTCTTCCGGACTCATCTTGTCGTTCCGGATTTTCCCGGCCTTGCCGGAGTAGTCGACGTTGTAAGGCGGATCGGTCCACAGCATGTCTGCCTGCTCGCCAGCCATGAGCCGGACAACATCTTCCACAGACGTGCTGTCGCCGCAGAGAAGACGATGCCCACCCATGTTCCAGACATCACCCGGGCGGGATGTAGGTGTTTCAGGGAGAGGAGGAACCATGTCCGGATCGGTCTCACCGACTAGGGCGACTCCCTGCAGGAAGGCGTCGAGTTCCGCATCGGCGAAGCCGGTCATCGTCAGATCCACGCCGAAGTCGCGCAAGCTGGCCAGTTCGACGCGCAATGCCTCGTCGTCCCATTCGGCCCATGTCGCCGAACGGTTGACCAGCAACCGGAAGGTCCGCACCTGCGTTGGCGTCATGTCATCCACGACGATCACCGGCACACTGGCCATGCCCATGACGAGCGCCGCCTTCAGCCGCAAGTGACCGTCCACCACCTCTCCGGCCCCGGTGACCAGCAAGGGTATCCGGAAGCCGAACATACGCAGGGCGTCCACCATACGGGGTATGGCATCGTCATTACGACGGGTGGCATGTTCGCTGTGGTTAAGCCTGTCCACGGGCCAGTTCTCTATGTTGAGGTTTTCCATCCGCTAGGATTCCTGTTATGCCTCTGCCGCCGTTGGCATGAGGGTTGGGCCGGTCCTGATCGGATGCTGGTACATCCGGTCGCCCTGAAGAGGTGCGACTCTGCAGGGCAACCCTCACCTTGGTTGTCAGCAACAGGCCGCGTCGTTTTGATGCGGCCTGTTGGCGTTGGAACGCCGTGCCCTGCACAGCAAATTGTCCGGTGTGATGATGCGGGCTGGGTGCTCCGCGAAGTAGTCCCACAAGGTCGGGGTGGCGTCGAAACGCCGAAGCAGTTCGTGCAGACGGACCATGTGGCGCTTGCCCCACGGGGCCGGGTACTGCCACTCGTACCCGCCGGAGTTGAAGCGCACGTACTTCACCGGCATGCCCTCCCACAGGGAACGGAAGGCCAGCACCGCCTGCAGAACATCCGGCTGGAGGCCGCACGAGGATGCAGGGGCCGATGCAGTGGCAGCCGCCGGGGTGGGAATGGGTGCGGGTGCAGGAGCGCCCGAAGCAACGGCAGGTGCGGGGTCCGCTGCGGGAGACTGTCCCGAGATCTGAGCCTTGGCATGTTCCATGGCCAGCACCGGAGGCAACCCGGCAAGAATCCACGCGCGCAGGTCTTCGCCCTGCTTGAAGGCGTCGCCGGGGTCCTTTCCCGCAGGAACGGGCCACCGCTTGGCCTGCGGGTAGGTCTCGCGCCACCACGCCCAGCCGTCTGCCCCCGGGCCGTCGTAGTCCAGTGCCACAAGGATGGACGCAGCGGATTGCAACGCCGCATGGGCTGTGGCGTCAGGACGGCCCCGGTTTGTCAGCACGGCCAGCGCACCGACAAGGTCGCCAGCGGCATGATGCACGAGCATGGCGTCCAGTTCGGCCTCGACCACGACCACCGCACGAGGAGCCTCGCCCAGCAGCATCGTGGTGCGCCCGCAACCGCCCTCGACGAGCATGTACTTGTCGCCCCACTGCTCCACATCGCCGTCGGGCCTGCGGATTCGGATACGCACCGGCGCGCCATCCTGCCCGGCAGGCCCGTAGGCCGGAATGATGATGCCACGGGGGATGAACATGCTGGTTCTCGGCTTGCCGTCTTTGCCTTCCTTGGGCTGAAGACCCCACGCAGAGCGAGCGCGAAAGACGCCCTGCCGTCCCTGTTCCCCGGCGAGGTAGCCAAGGCGGTAGCGACGCACAGCGGCCTCGGGAAGCCCACGCTCGGCAAGATAGGCCAGCGCTCGGGGCGTGCGCAGCAGGGCTGCGTGGGCGTCTGCAACGAACTTGCCTGCCCGGGCTGACCAGATGTCCCCCGGCAAGGCCGAGGGCTTCGGCTGGAAGGCGGGTTTGCGGGTCGCCTTGGGCATGGTGGGCAGTCTGCCGGGCACGAAGGCCGTGCGCTCTATGCCGAGTTCCTTGCAGGCCTCGGCCCATTCAAGACGCTCGACCGTGAGCAGGTACTCGAGCACATCGCCGCCCTTCTGTTCCTGACGGCAGAACCATGTGCCGACTACTCCGGCCTTGGCGCAGGCAGGCCCGCCCGGCTGTTCAGGCCAGATGCGGAAGCGGTCACGCCCGCCGCACACCGGGCACGGGCTGGCGTACTCCTCGCCCCTGTCCCCCCTGCCGGTGGAGACCTTTCTGGTCTGCAGACCACGGGCAGCAAGTCTTTCAAGCAACGGCGCTCTCATTCGACTGAACCTCCCAATATCCCTGAAATCTCCCAGTTCATTTCTTTCTTTAACCTTATGTTTTTCCATAATAAGTTTAATGAATGGGAGCATGGGACATTTGACGTGGGCGATGCACACAACTCGCAATCATGCGCATGTGCGTGGCAAGATACCGCTGCGGACTCTCCCAACCTCCAGACGCGACTATTCCTCCAATCATCACTGACTGTTGTGACTGCGCATCCGTCATTACGACTGGAGCTTTTGGGAGGTTTCCGTGCGGCCTAGTCAAAGAGCTTCTTCCTTTTGGCAGAGGATGCGTCAGACGAACTCTTATCCACAGCCATCTCGTCCTCGACCTCGGGCAGAAGCGAGACGCCAAGGTAGACCATGCCGCCCGACTTCTTCTTGGGAATGCCCTTCTTGGCGAGGATGTCGCCAAGCCGCCGGGCGCTATACGAGTAGGAAGAGTCCACGTTCTTGTGCAGCCACCAGTTGAAGGCGTTGAGCAGCACCGTGGCGCTTGTCCGCGTGGCAGGTTCGATGCCCTCGACGACCTGCTCGATCTCGCAGCACTCGGTCAGGAAGCGGCCCACATCGTCGAAGGCTCTGCGCCGCTCGCGCGTACAGGCCAGCACCTCTTCAGGCGGGTTGAGTCCGACACGCTGGTACTCGAGGCACCCGCGCACCAGCCACGCGAGGATGCCGGGAAGCTCTTTCATCAGCTTGTGCTCCATCTGTGGATCACGGGGCCGTTCGTCAGGCGTGGTCGGATGATCCACGAAGCGGAGCTTCCACGGCACGGCGAGGGTGCGCGTCCAGAAGGCGTCGTCGTCGGCCTTGGCGCGCGGTATCTCGTTGGTCAGAAGGAACAGCAGATGCGTCTGCTTCCATGTGGTGTAGAGCTTGTCCTGAAGGCCCCGGGCCATGAGGTTGCTGCCGCCCGTCAGCCATTTGATCTTGGACATGGCGAACTTCTGGCCGTCCTCGGCTTCGGTGGCGAAGGCCATGCGCTTGCCGCGAAGGGCGAGCACGTCGGGCGAAGGCCCCGCGCTGCTTCGCGGCTGCTTGGTATCGAGCAGCAGCGCCGTGTCGATGGTCGAGGCGAGATCATCGCCAAGGATGGCGGTCAGGATCTTCAGAAGGGTGTCTTTACCGTTGCGCCCCCGCGCCCCGTAGAACACGAACCAGTAGTGATCATCCCTCGCTCCCATGATGCCGTAGCCGAACACGCGCTGCAGGAACGACACGATGGCCTCGTTCTCATGGCATGAGTACATGAACCGCTCGAACTGCGGGCACGGCGCGTCGATGCCGGGCCATTCGATGGGACAGGCGTTGAGCACATAGTCGTCAGGATGGCCGGGGCGGAACTCTCCTGTCCGCAGATCGATGACCCCGTTCCGGCAGGCAAGCAGGAACGGCTGCTGGTCGAGTTCATCACCCGTGATGGCAAGGGGGTCGGCGATGGTGTGGGTACACCGGAGCAGCTGCTCGCGCCCGGACGGTGCCCGCAGGAAGCTGACACGCTTGAGCAGTTCCTCGCGCTTGCGCTCGAGCAGGGCCTTCTCGTCCCCCACGGCGTCGTCGGCTTGCTTCGACAGGCTCGAGACAGCACGGAGGTACGCTTCGCACACGGCCTCGACCGCAGCCTGTGAGGTCTCCATGATGTCCTCTTCCCAGTGGTGCCCGGCCCAGCGGATGAAGCGCCCCCAGCGTTTGACGTAGACGAACTTTCCCCGGTGCAGCGCGTTGAAGAGCATGGCGTCGCCAACGCGATTGGCCTTCAGGCACTTCAGTATGAAATCGTCACTCAGCGCAGGCACTTCATCCTTCGGGGCAACCGGGCGTGACGCCTCTTCATCTTTGACACGGGCTGCCACTCTCGCGGCCATGTCCGCTGTGGCAGGCACAGACGGCGCGGCAGCACCGACTTCAGGCAACGCATCGCCGGTACGATCTTCATGCATGGCGGTACTCCATGAGCCCGCCCGTGCATGGTGCGACGCCCCTCAACGGGCGGGGTGCAGTGTTACGATTGTCTCTTGGCGTATGCAGCGAAGGTGTCGCACCCGCGCGGATTCCATTTTTCCACGCAATGCGTTCCACAGTTCGCGGCCAAATCGTGGGGTCGGCAGCAGCCGTAGGCTGGCCCCCGTAGGGGAAGGACCCGCAGCTGCCAGAGGTGCGCGCGGGCTTATGGGAGATTTTGGTCAGCTTCTCCGGAGAGGGGGGGAAGGGGGCGCGGGGGACTGCGCCCGCCCGGAGGCCCGCGCAGCGGCGCGGGCTGAAGGATGCGGCCGAGCGTATCTTGCCCGACGCGCAGAGTTGGATGAATGGTACAGCCTTAATGAAGGGACGCTCGTCCGCCCCACATACGCAGTCCAAGGATTGAACAGCAATGATGTAAAGTGGAGTGTAAAGCTTGCCTCCGTATGCTACCCCCTTATGCCTCCGTTGAAAGTCTACGCGGCATCCAAATCCAGCCCACATTACGCGACGATACGTTACTTTACCGTGTTCATCGCGTGGGCCTTTTAAGCAGAGAGTCGCAGGTTCGAATCCTGCACGACCCACCATGAATTCAAAGGGTTACGAGCACGTCTCGTAACCCTTTTACATTATGGGGACAACAAAGGGACAACAGACCACTTCGCACTCTTATGCTGTAAAAATTAAAATCAATCGTTACATACTATTACAGCACAAGCGCACTACTCACTCTGTGCAACATGATTGCACGACGTTGCAAAGCCTTGCACTCTTTGCAATCGGCAGTTTCCGCAGACAAGGCTTGCAGCGCATACCAGACGCCCTTCTTTGCCCCCCCTTTCAAGTTGCAACTTTTCCACCCGCACAGCCCGAAGGTTTGGGGCGGAGGAGTGATTTTGTTTCGGGGGCTGGCGTTTTTCTCGCGCCCTGGGGCACGGGGCGAAGCTGCGGCCCATGACACGCCAAAATCGTGCACAGCCGCGCCACACAAGGCGCAAGAGAGGGCCGGGAGTGTTTCTCCCGGCCCTTCTTTCATTGGTTCTGCCTTCCGGCGGC